ATGTCGAATGAATGCAGTCTTATCTGCTGGAAGCTTACATCCCTGATCGAAGGTTATCGAGTATGAACCTGGTTGTAAATGGAATAAGTACTTTCCAGTTGGTGTTAGAGTTGGTGGTACATCTTCATAGTCTTCAACGATGGTCTTATCTTTCAAGACCATTCCACCTTTGATTTTCTTAACTGCTTTTAAGGTTAAATCATAACCTACCTGTGCTTTTGCTCCTTTGTCGTTAGTTTGAAGTAGTTGAGCGACTCCATCTGCGTTTAGTAACATAACCTTTGATGTTTGTGTTTAAAATTTCAATAACTGCTTGGTAATTCATAACTACCGTTTCAATCAAGCTAGTATGAGTGAAACTGTCTGGACATAGTCCAATGATGTGTAACATTTCGTGCATGAATTGAATATATTGTTTTTATTTTGTATTTGCAACTCTATTGTACTTTGAAGAATTATTCCTCCTTGTAGTCCATCTTAGATTTTCAGCTGAGCAAGCTTGCTCTGGAGTTAGACCTTGCTTGTAGCACTCGCTCCTTGGTATTACGTGATCGAGTGTTGGATAGTCTCCGTGGGAGTAGTGTAGTGTGAGATTGTTCTCTATGTACTCACCACTTATGTAATCTAATCCATCCCATCCCTCCAATAGCTGAGCTCTCATCTTGCGGGTCAGCTCATCACACTTCTTCCAGTACTGCTTCCAGGTAGCATCTTTCCAATCTATAATGTTTCCGTTTGCTAACTTAGTTTCTTTCATCTTCTGAATGGTCTCTGGTGTGTTAGCGTTAGCTTGCGCGTTTGCTGCTTTTTCATAGAGATTGTATCTTTCTGGGTGGTTCTTCATATCCTGGTGGTAGCATTTGTAAGAACAAAACCTATACTGCTGATGGTTGGGCATGTCAAACTTTTCATTGCAGCTCTCACATCGCTGCTTTGTCCAGCATTGATCCTTAAACCAATCCTTTCGACAATTCTCAGAACACCATCCTCGCTTGAGCGGTGATTTGTTACCTGACACTCTTTCATACAAAACACTGCATTGCTTGCATTCCAACTTATGTATGTACTTATACTTTCCGTTTATTTTATCTGTCCTCACGTAGGTCATGACTTCTTTTGATAATAAATAGGGGCAAGATCTTCCAAACTATACCCCTCGACTATTATCTAAAGCATCAAACTCCACGTCTCTGGTCGAACGCGATTATATGGTCTCTTCCTGTCATATTGTAACCTCTTTCTGCACACATATCAAATACGATAGGGTACATCTTGATCAGCTCCTCACGAGTATCACCCGCTGGCATAATATACGTCTTTTCCTTCGGGATTCCTAAAAACAAACGAGCTTCTTCAATTTCTCGAAGATTATCTTCTGTTCCGTCCCAGACTGGTTTGTAATGGTAATCTGCATGATAGGATATCATTGCGTTAATCGCTGTGTAGTTTAAGCGAAATTTGTTATGTTGCGTAACCATTTTCTCATCCGTAATCGAGCCTTGCGGCGTAGCAACACCCACAACGGGAACGCTATTGCTAAACTTAGGGCTAAGAGAGATAAGCCCAATAGGATAATCAGTCTCAATAAAATGCGAACCTTCAGTTTCAATAGTAATAAGAATACCTCTTTCATTTGCAAAATGTGTCAACTCGTTAACCAATGCTGGATGCATTGTGGGAGAACCTCCCGTTAACATCATTTCTTTAATGTGAGGGTTCTCATCATAAATAGCAATAATATCGTTAAAAGTGAATGTTCCTTTCTCAGGATGGATACTCGTGTACCAGGAGTCACACCACCCTCCCTCTCCAAAATAACATCGGTGAGTACATCCGGTAGTGCGTACTGCTATTGTAGGTCTTCCAAAGCGAGAACCTTCACTCTGCACGCATCTATATAATTCAACAATTGGTAAGACTTTGTTGTAGTCTGTTATTCTTCCTGGCTTCATATTAGAATGGTAATTCGTTTTCAAAGTATTCATCTAAGAAACTAACTGGGTACATCATTACTGTTCCAGAGTACTTAGGGTTACTAACCTCTTGAGTAGTTAGTTTAACTTTCTTCGCTGATGCAGCTGCTGCTACTTTCTTACCTAGCTCAGACCCTGCTGCCCTTCCTAGGTATTCGTAGAGCGATTTGTACACCTCTTCTTTACTTTCACTCTTCATAGATACTTGAGTTTTTATCGTTTTCAAAACACTCCACTTTAATGCACTTACATCGTCCTGCATCCGTCTTCGATAGTACGTCGTTAAACTTATCGAATACTAACTTAGCACAAGACTCAGCTCCCATCTTCTCTAAGAAGTGTACTTTGGCTAATCCCATCTGTCCTAGCTGTTCAAAGATGTCTGCATACGGATCATCCTTCTGAATCAATAAAGTGTGGTCCCACATATGATCCATCCACGCCTTTAATCCATTACCCACTGGTGCATCCTTGAAGCCTCCATAGTCGACGATCCAATTCATGTCATCTAGTTGATTCTCTTCTAGTGGTTCGTTTGATGCAAACCATACTTTGAACTTTAAAGCATACCCATGAAGTAACTCACAATGTGAATGCGAGGCTTTCCATTGTCTAATTGCTACTGAGTAGTTGTCGAAAAGTTTTGTTGAAATGTATCTTCCCATATTTGTTTTATTTATTTACCTGTTGAACCAAAACCACCCTCACCTCTCTGAGAATCTGACAACTCATCCGACTCTACTAATTCAATCTGAGGGTATGGTATTATTATTAATTGACCTACTCGATCACCAGTGCGATGGATTCTTGCATCCCACAATCCACTGATTGCACGAAACTTAAATACAATTTCTCCTCTATAACCTGAATCGATGACTCCTACATGGTTTGTTAAGTATAGATCAGTCTTGCTGTTAGATGATCTAGGAAAGATTAATCCGACATATCCTTGCGGAATCTCAATCGAAAGACCCGTACCATACACTACATTTCCGTAACCATCTTTTTCAGCTGAGATTGCTGTTAAATCCAACCCAGCATCCCCCTCTACTGCATATTGTGGTATTACTGCGTTAGGGTGTAACTTCTTTACTCGTACTTGCATTATATTTGTTTGTTAATTCATTATACAAAAAATAAAAGTCTTTAGCACCGATTGTGTCTCTTTTGAAAGCTTCTTGTACAGTTTCATCCCACACATCTACTTCGAAGTGTTTGATTAAAGCTACTCTAAGTTCCATCAAAGTAGCAACCTCCTCCTTATGGTAATCCTCCATAAGCTTGTTATATCTTTTACGAAACTTTCGCTCTATCTCAAGATAACGATCATCTAAGGTAGGTGCAGAGCCTTTGTAGTTCTTTACAAAGGTTGCAAGTGTTTGTTCGCATAAAACCAACTCTTGCTCAGCTTGTCTCTTGAAATCTGAATGATCAAAGTCTCCGTGCTCAATCTGCTGTAATATAAATGGAACACCTAGCTTTGCTTTCTTTCTATCTAACTTTGCTTTTGGACGTTGACGTCTCCACCAATTAAACTTTCCCATGTTCTTCTATAACTTGTGCTTCTTGAATTTGTCTGCAAATATACAAAATTCCTTCCTTTTTGAGAACAGTATCACAATTAAAATATTCCTTCGCTTCCGCTGTTGGGAAGTCTGGATGATCTTTGAAAGTTCTGTGTACTAGGTAGTAGTGGTCGTTAAAGTGTATAACTTGTTTGTTAAATGACATAAGGTAACTATAAGCAAAAAGGCTCACAATTGCAAGCCTTTTGTTTTTTATTTTAACGTCAATCCGACAACAACTCCCTGCAAACCAGAGCCGTCTGTGAAGGATGGTAAAACCACTTTTAGGTTATCATAAAAGCCTATCAAGCTAGACCCATCAGCAGGTAGGATTAATATGTTATCTCTATTGGCTAGTACAAAGTGCTCCGGACCTACACCAGCTCCACCTTCATCGCCTCCTTGAGACATATAGTAATCAAAGTTAAATGCTACCAACTCCTTGTAGAATCCCTCACGCTGCAGTGATCCATCTTCGTTGATATATTTGGCAATCCAATTGTAATCAGTAATACTGGTTTTTTCGAACAAGCCAACAAATGCCCGTCCAATAGCTTGAGCTAGTTCTTGGGGATCTGGACTTGCTCCTAGATCAAAAAACTGCTTATTGACTTCTTCTATTACTGTTGGCCATCCAGTTGTCTGGGAGTTACCATATCGTGATACCTCGGTTGGAATTTTAACACCCTCCTTCTCTTTGGCGCCACCAGAGAGCAATATCGTACCCAAACCTAGATCATTTGCAAGTGCAGTGTACCCTTTTAGTAGACCTTCGCGAAATCCTTTTGCTGTACCAAAGCCTTTCTGACCTCTAAGTCTTTTATTAACTCCTCCTACTTCAAAAGGCTTTCCGTCTACCGCCAAGTCACCCATTCCAGTTGGTCGGGAACCTCCTTTTAAGAGCATTGCAAGTAAGACTTCAACAATACCTAGAGCAGGTGTATCTTGCCATTTGTAAACTACTAGCTCATCAAACGCTTGATCCGATAAACCAGTGGCTGGTTGAAACACTCCTTTTATGCTAGCTACCTTGTTGAGAAACTCTGTATAAGAAATTGAACGATCTGACAAATACGCAGCTAGCTTCATCTGGTCTGTTTCACCTGCATACATCTTATCCACATGCTTTGCATCTGGTCCTAAAAACTCCGCGACCTTCTGCTCTATAATCTTCTCGTAGTCACCTTGTCTCTTTAGTAGGGAAGCTACACGGTCAAGTGTTTTTTGAGAAAAGTTTGAATCAGGATTATTCAGAAGCTTCACCAAGTCTGTTGCCGTAATTGTTACATCCTCTTCCTTTTCAAGTATAGGCGAATCTGGAGTCTTGCTTGTTGGTAATTCTTCAAGTCCGTATTCAGCTAAAATCTCCTGAAGTATTGCAAGCTCTTTCTTGTTCACAAATTGACCATCCTTCATTGTAGGATAGCCCTTTGGCAACCTATATGACCACTCAACTAATATGTCGTCCCAATTGATCTTATTTGCCATTTGTAGCTTCAAATTCTGAAAAAAATTCACCAAGACTATTTTGGTATTTCTTTTTGTTTATGATGTTATACACTATGTCATCCATATCGAGATCGTCAGGATCTAATTTAGGACCAAAGTCATTGACTAGATCCTCTCTGTCACCGTAGTCACCTCCCTCTAGTTCATCGACAAGCCACTGCTCAAAGTCTTGCTTCAAGCTTATATCTTTTTTGAAAGCCTCCAGAGCCTTCTTTGCAGTAGCGTTGTTAGGATTGTATGAAGGTTTGAACTTTTCCTCAGGTTTTTTTGGAAAATTCATTTTCTTTGCTTCATTCTTAACGTATTCCGGAAAACTTGTATTAAAGATATCTACAGCTGCCACGAACACTTCTCTAAACGTATTAGCAAGCTCTTCCTCTCCTTCACTACCTACTTTAGTAAATAGCTTACTTGCAGATGGGTACTGCTTTAGTGATTTAACATCACCCGACTCTAATGCTTCACGAAACTGTCGATACGCTGTTTCCAAAAAGCCCCCCCATTGGTAGTCTGTCACAGTAAGGATCATCGATGGGCTTTTTGCGGATTCTTTATTAAGAAGATCGCTTTTAGGAATTTCAACCGACCCATCACCAAAAAGGCTTTTACACACTAATGGTACCAACTCCTTTCCACTGCTAACTTTTTGTTGAATTTTTGAGATACTAGCTGCTGAAAACTTTCCTAAAAGATTTAGTACTACGGTTTGTATATCGGATATATAAGTGAACCTATAAGGTTTTAGATTATTGTAAGCCTTTTCCCATGTTTTTTCAAACTGATAGGCAGATTGAATTGCACTCTCATTGATGGCCAATCCTGCCATCTCCATTAGTCTTCTCTTCGTTAGTTGCATTTGTCATCAGTTTGTTCTGTTGGTCGTTCGTATGGTGTGCTATCTTGAACCTTACCATCCTTATCACCATCTTTTGCATTAGGCTTGAAGGCTGGCTTAGCCTCAGTAAGTTTGCATCCTAGTAAGTCCCACTCTACTTCCGTAGCGGCTCCGTGTGCTGGTAATCCATTATTGAGTTGCAATCCAATTACAGCAATGCGTGTTGTATTATCAAACGTACCAGTTGCTTCTACTCCTAATTTGGTTTGCAGTTCAACAACTTGCGGTCCTTTATCTCCTAAATCTAGTATCATATTAGTAGTTTCTAATAAATAGTACGCTAATCTTTGTTTACGTTCTGATGACCGTAAGGACAGTGCTTGCAGCCATTACCACAACACTTTCCTCTACGCTTATGATACTCCTCGGTAAGAACCATCTTACCATCATCATCATAGTAAAAGTCAGTAGGAAGGAGCTTTGGTTTACTAAGCTCCTTCACGTACTGTTGAAATATCCAATCTTGAGATGGGTTTCTTATCATGGCTTAAACAATTTCACATGCACCTCCTGCACATGCAGCCTCTCCTTTAAGATCTGTTGAATCGTCCAATTCTACAACTTTACTTAAATCAATGCTGTGAAGCGATTTCATCATAGTTTCATATTGCTCTTCTGTGATGTCCTCGAAAGGAGCTTGTGTATAAGTTCCCCCATTGTAAGGAAGTACTGACAATCCGTTATAGTGATCGCGATTCTCCCACATCCACTCCCCTGCTAGATCCCACTCCTCGTCTCTTAAAGAAACGGTTGCAGATACGTTGTGAGTGTTGTTTCCTGATCTGTGACCTGGTTTAACCCACTCCAAGTGTACTTTCTTAATTCGATCCAACAACTGGAATGGTGATTCCGTTCTTAGGATTGCTCCCTCTGGTGCTTTTTGTGGAATAGAGATTACTGCTGTATCGTGTGGACGGAAGTACTCGTCCTCAACCAACTCTGGGTGGTTAATAGCTAGGTAAGTGTAAATTGCTTCATTCTTTCCTACACGGATTCGACGAATGTAGTAGTCATTGTGCCATGCATGGATTCCAGACGAAGTTCCTAATGTTAGTGATGTCGTTCCTGCCGGCTTAACTGTAGTTGTACGTGCTGACTTGTTTATTCCTAAAAGAGCAGCAACTCTTTCATTCTCAGCCTTAACAACCTTTGCAGCTGCTTTCATGTCGTATCCTAATACTGTTCCAGATCCAATACCAGTCATTGAAATTCCAATCAATGCATCTTTCTCAGTTGTACGCTTCCATACGTCACGTAGATAGTGGAAGTTTGTGTATCCTGCTTGTAATGTTCCGATGAACGAAGCTACTCGTACTCGATTTTCGAAATCCTCCTGACTCGCAATATCTGAAACGTTTACTTCACAAAGATTGCAGAATTGGAAAGGACGTAGTGCAATCTCGCAGCACGGGTTTGTTCCCCAATCCTTATCGTTAGTTAGGTAGATTCCAGGCTCTCCTGCTCCTGACAACTCTACACGCTTCCAAAGATCCATGAAGAATTCTTTAGTAAGCTTGTGTCTCATCAACACAGCTGAGTTGTTTGCACGTCCTCGTTGTGGATTAGTTTCCCACCAATTACCGGACTTGCACGCAATCATATCCTCATCATCAGCGCTAAACAAGCTAATAAGAGCTGCTCTACGAATACCGCCTGCCAACACAGCATCTGCAATGTGACATACCATATCGTGGACTTCAATTGGTGAAAGTTTGTCTCCATCTTCTTTCGAATCTAAAATCCCTTGTAATTTAATCAAACATTCTTTTAATGGTTGTGGACCTGGAGCCTTTCCTCCAGAAGTAACAAGACGAGCTCCTTTTGGTCTAATGTCTGAGAAGTCGAAGTCCAAAGTAGATCCTCCAGTTGTATAAGACTTGATTAAAGCCTTAACTGCATCTGCCCATCCCTCGATTGAGTCAGCAATAAGGAATCGACGCTTTCTTTTTGGATTCGGCTTTCTGAGCTCAGGTAGGCTTTCTACGTGATGTGCTTGTACTGAGTAACCCACTCCAGTTCCTCCTAACAATAGGAACATTGCTTCACCAAAAGCTCGAATATCGTCGATTGGTAAGTAGGCACAGTTGTAAATACGGTTAGGTGAAATTTCAATAGGCTTACCTGCAAACTGCATACTACGCATAGATGGTAAAACCTTTTTGTCATAAACATACTCGTAAGCTTTTTCAATCTCTTCTTTCAGCTGCGGGTACTTCTTGATGTGCATATCGCGATTACGTGTTACTAGCTCTTGCCATGTCTCGCGTCGCTGCAATTCAGGAATGTACTTGGCGTACTTCATAAAGACAGTGATGTCGCTTAGGATTTCATTCGAAAGTGTCATTGTAGATTGTTTTTATTAAGTTTGTAATAGGGATGTGAATATAAATAGTTTCTCAACATCTCTTTACTTGGATAAAGTGTTTAATTCTGAAAATTTATTTGCTAAAGCCTTCCGTACGACCTCAGAGTCATTTTGCATAAGAGTCTTCGCTTCCTTACCTAAGACCGTATTCTCTGCATAGATGTCAATCTTAGATGCAGACATATTCATCTTACTTGGGAACGTGAGACCATCTGGTCCAAATCGATTCTTGATAACGTGCCATCTACCAGTACCACTAATCTTATCTGCAACCTTACGCGAAAGTGATACTACGAAGTCAGCAACCATGACCTTAGAATAAGACTCAGCAATCTTATCTGCCTCGATAATGTCCTCTTCCAAAGCTGATCTATTTGCCTGCGAAGCTGTGTAGACTGGAATTTGATATGTACCAGCCATTCCTCGCAAGTCCTCGTATATGTTACCAAGCATGATATCATTACGAACAGCACCTTTAGAGCTAGTGTCTCTTAATAAGTCAGCATAGTCGACAAGTATCAAATCGGGAGTGAATCCCTGCATAATACACTTATCGATGTGAGCTGAGATCATTGTTACTGTTGCCGTCTTTGTTGGATAGTACTTTATGATCAACTTACCTGGCAGCTTCTGTATCTTCTCCATCACCTCTTCTTGATGGAACTTGAGATCCTGAGAAGGTATTCCTGTGTAGTGTGAATCGAATCGAGCTCCAACATAAGTCTCCGACAACTCGAGAGTGTAGTAGATAACATTAAGACCTCTCTTAACAGCATTTGCTGCTATGTTAACTAATGCCATAGATTTACCAATACCAGCAGGTGCTACGAATACGCCCATCTCTCCACTTCCTAAACCACCATCCATTATTTCGTTGATGACATCCCAAGGTGTCGGAATGGTATTTCGTTTATTCTCTACGAAGCGAGCAGCAACATCATCAAGATATTCGTGACCTATGTTTCGATCTGTTCCAGCTTTCATAGCTTCATCGATCGTCGACTTGATATCATCATACTTACCAACTTGCAGCAACTGGACTGATTGAAGAATAGCTCCTTTGATCTTTTGGTTCTTGCAAAACTCTAACGTCTTATCCTTTGTAAAGTCTAGGTCAGTAGAGTCTGCATATCTGACAACCTCTTTGAGATTCTCTACTATGGCTGTCTTCATTATTGGCTCTGTTACCTCATCTAGTTGAACTCTTAACGCTTCTAGTGTTGGTGGAGCTTTGTATTGATTGAAGTACTCAAGTAAAGTTTTTGCTATCCACTGAGCGGACTCTGAAGAAAAATATTTCGGATCAATGATGTCATGTATCTGCTGTAGATACACTCTATCCTTCATCAAAACAGCTAGTACTTTGTTTTGAAATCCAGTACCGTAAAATTGTAGCGTATCGTGTGTTTGCATGTAGATAACATAACTAATTTATTTCAATCTTGCAAAGCAAATTGATCTAATTTTTGTGTAACTTCTTTCACCCACATCTCTACATTCTTGATAGCATTTGTCATACCATCTTCATAGAGCATCTGGTGAAACTTAATCTTAGCTAATCTATCAACCTTTGTTCCTAGTTGATCGATTATTTTGAGCTTGGTGTGACCAGGAATACCACTCTCAGAGAGTTGCATTATTTGGTGGTACAGTCTGAGCTCCTTTTCCTGCTCCAGCACTTTGCTGTAGAGCTTTACCTTAGGGTGCTCACCTCTCAGCTCCTTAACATACTCGACAAACTGGTCGACTGTCATCAACTCCTTCTCGGCCACCTTTGGTAGTCTGCTGAGAATTGTCTTTGTACCCAATCCAGTTATTCCAGGTATGTTGTCACTGTCGTCTCCCATTAGGGCTCGATACAGAGCGAAGTTGTGAGGCATAAAACCAAACTGTTCATACACATCGTTCGTATAGTATAGTTGCTTTTTTGTCGGACTCCAGATGTGAATGCGCTCGTTGACTAATTGCATAAAATCCTTATCCGAAGACATGATGAATACCTGTGAGGCACGCTCTTTCATATAATCCTCAGCGATGTACGCAATGACGTCATCAGCTTCAACCCCATCCGATACAATAACAGAAAAAGGAAGTACGTCTAGGTATTCAACTAACCTCATCAACTGCTCTCGCTGGTTATCCTCTTTATCTACCGTTTCAGCTCGATTTAGCCTAATCTTAAACTTGCGATGTGCTTTGTACTCTGGAAACAGTTGACGCCTCTTTGCTGATCCATCCTTTCCGTCAAAAACTACAATCACACGAGTTGGATTGATTGCTTTTATAGCATGACCCACACTTAGTAGGAATCCTGAAATTCCTCCGATATGCTCCCCGTTAATGTTTGTAGTTGGACTTGCTGCATATGCTCTAATGAAAGTGTTGAGGCCGTCAACAACTAACACTCTTGAATCTTTAGTGTTCTCGTCAACAGCCCCCTCACCTTTCAGTTTGATTTCATTAAAGTATGCTTGATACTTTCCTTTCATAACCTTAATCTTCTAGCTCTCCTTCATCTACTGAAATATCATCCGGATCTATTTCATCCTGACTTCTGTACTTCATAACGTAGATGTCACAGATCTTTTTGTAACAATACTGCTTTAATTCTTCATCTGAATCTAGCATACCTTTCCAGTCTTTGGATTGGAAGCGATGCTCTTCACCAGTCTCCTCATTCACTAAGGTGTACCAAGCTCCTCCAGCTTTTACTGCACCGTAGTCTTTCATAAGAGTCAACCAGCTATTATAGTCATCAATTCCTGAGCTGAAGTAGATATCAAATGTGGCCTTCTTGAATGGAGGACCCATACGATTCTTGATAATCTGAGCTTCTGTCTGAACACCAATAATCTGTTCAGTCTTACCTGATCCGCTCTTCAACTTACCAACTCCCTTTAGTCGAACTCTACAACTAGCATGGAAACCTAAAGCTTTACCTCCAGAGGTTGTGTACTTGTCTCCAAACATTACACCCATCTTCTCACGAAGCTGTGAAGTACATAACAACAATACTCGCTGCTTACCGATGATGTTTGTAATCTTACGCATAGCCTTTGACATCAAGATCGCTTTTGAAGTTGCCCAACCATCTTTGTCGTAATCAGCATCCTGCTCAATCTTAGTAGTAGCTGCTGATACGGAATCCAATGCAATTGTAACCAATCTATCTCTACTACTCTTGCGAACAGTCTCGATAATGTTTTCGATTGCATCAAACGAATCTTCAATAGTTTCAAGAGGAACGTATAGCATGTTACTCACGTCAACTCCTACTGCTCGAAGAAACTCTTCACTTAAAGCGTTCTCAGTATCAATGTAGACTGCAAGTCCACCCTTCTTCTGAGTATTCGCTAGTGTGTGTGCTACGATCAAACTCTTACCAGATGCCTCCATACCTTGGAGTTCAACAATCCGACCTACTGGGAAGCCTCCGTTCGGTCGGTTTGAGATTGCTAGGTCTAGCAGAGAAGATCCAGTTGAAATCCACTCGGTCAAGTCTGTTGGCGTATCTTCTTCCCCATTCAAAAAATGAGCTGCTTTGAAGTCCTTAAACTTCTTGTTTAGATTGTCAGCCAACACTGAGGCGAGTTCATCCCTTCCCGAAATTTCATCGGGTGTAACCTTCTGCTTTGCCATTAGGATTAAGAATTAAAAAGTGAATCGAATGCTGAAGAAATATCGTCAGTGCTTGTAGCTGTAGTAGCTCCAGTGATTACCTTAGCTGCAGGCTTTGTACCTTGAGCGTCAGCATCGCTTGATGGATCTAACCACTTTCCAAGAACTTCTGTCATTTCTTCATAAGTTGGTTCAGTGAACAATTCTGAGATGTTTTTCTGACCGTTTACGATTGTTTCAGCAATCTCCTTATCTGTTGTTGCAGGAGTTGTGTTTGGTTTCACACGTACTGTGAATGATGGGAATGCACCCTCTTTCTCTGGAGCGATATGCTCTACAGTGATGTCACGTCCATTCATAAGATCTGTGATATCTCCGTAATCAGGATCTGCAATCACACTCAACAACTCAGTATAGATTTGCTTACCGAAAGACCAGAACTTTACACCTTCGTGTTCTGCACCACGTACAATTACTGGAGCATATACACGGAATTTAGGTTCGATCTTTTTACCAAGTTTCCAGTCATCCTTGTCTCCAGACTTCTTCAACTTTTCAGCAAACTCTACAATTGGGTCAGGACGACCGAATGATTGAGGAGATACCATTGTACGTTTTCCAATCTCGTAGTGGAAGTACAATTCAATAAAAGGATTGTTTTTGTCGAATGCGTAGGGTACGATACGTACTTGAGATTTTCCTACTGGTGGTTTCCAAATGTGGTCATTTGCTCTGTTACCACCTCCATTGCTGGACTGCTGCATCGCTTGCAGCTTTGCTTTAATCGCGTCTAAATTAATCGCCATTTTGCTTTTTTTATTTAGTTAAACATTAAACTGGCCCTACCTAGGAATCTACATCCTTCACTGGCCTTACTCTTACTATACTACTTTTTTCTTCTCTTGGCAACGCTTAACGCGATAGCTCTTTTATTTTAATTGCTCTGCAATTATATTCACTGTCCGACAGCAAAAGCATGTCCTGGTAGTGAGACCAGTCCACTCTATACGTCTTATCGAGAACCCCATTGTTGAGTGTTCTTATCAAAGCGTTTAGAGCATTTATACTATAAAAGGTATTTGATTCTTTCTTTCTGTTGATGGAGATGGTATCCTTCATTCTCTTTGTACTGCTTTCTACATTGTAAATGCACACAACGTTGTTTTCCTCTTCTACGTAGGAATAACACTTTACATTAGAAACAGACTCTACAGAATAAGTCTTGTAAATCTCACCTAAGCAGTGAGGTAGTCTGTCAATATATGTAAAAGTACAAAGTAATTGTGGTCTCATTATTTCTTCTCAATCGCGTCGATTTGCTGTTTAATCTTAGCAATCTCTCCGTCCATTTTAGCGGCTTGTTTTTCTTTATCTGCTTTTTGTTGCTTAAGCTGAGATACCTTTTGGTCATCTGCAGCGTTAGCTGTGCTTTCTAGCTCTTTCAGAGATTTCTTTTTTCGCTTGAATCTAATCTTATTCTCTCGCAAATATGTTTCGATCTCAGCTCTAATGAAATCAGAAATAGATACTTTCTTCATCTGAATGTTTTTAATAAATAGTATGAAAAACTAGCAAACAGCCAAACTACCATAGTTGATTCCGGCTTTTGTCTTAATCGGAAACTTACTAGTATCTATGGCAGTGGATATTACGTCCTTTAATAAATAGTCACGCTCATCTGCTGGAACATCAAACAGAACACTATCGTATGTGTATAGGATTGCTTTGGATCTCTTGTCCTTCAACTTTGCCAATAGGACCTCCAACATTAACACATTAAACTCTGTCTCGTACATTTGAATAAAGTAGTTGAATAGTGTGTATAAGGTTATATCCTGATAATTGGCTAATATAAGCTTTCTGCCTGATATTGGACTTTGGATGTACCCATGTTCCTGAGCATAATTCCACAACTGGTATGCAAGATCATTGACAGCTTTAAAGAAAGGTACGTGAAGATACTGCTTATTAATCCCTCCATAAATTTGCCTAAACGTAGCCTCTTTTGCTTGTAGAATCTGACTCTTGGAAGGTGTTTGTGTATTATGGTAGTGCTTAGCTAGATGCTCGTATACATCCTCTGAACCAAAGTCGTAGCCTACTAATGATGCGATCAACCTCGGATGGTATGAATTAAAATCTATCTCCACAAGCTCACCACCTTTATAACCACTCACAAAGCATTCTCTTGTTCCATCCTCCTTATTCAATGCAGCAAAGTTAATTCCTCCAAAACGGTTACTAGGCCTTCCTGTGGTCGTGTAGTAATTATATTGCGTGTAACATCTTGACTGCTCCAGTGCAAATGTTTTACCAAATCTCTCCACAAAAAGAGACTCATCAACCTTGATACCATTCTTTTCGATATTGTAAAATGAGTCTAGTAGTTTATGCTGGTAAAATTCTAGGCCTGGTTGTGGTTCCGGTACGTAAACCTTCTCACACAAACTATAAGCGATACTTTCGTGCTTTGGTAGGCTTACTAATGAACCTAGGATAGTGCAATCAGTAAAGAAGCGAGCATAGTGATTGAGGATTGTTGGTGTTTCGAAGTTGCATGATTGGTTTGTTTTGAGATAGTACTGAAGTTGTGCATCTATAAACTTACTCGTATCATACCCTGCATACTTGAATAGAATTGTATCGTAGCTGTATACTGAACACCTATCGAGGAACGAATAATCCTCAACTTGAAATACCGCATCGGGATGGCTCTTTGCTACGGAGTATGTTTGCTTGCTCTGTAAATCAACCAACACCACTGCTATGATCTCACTAGAAACCCTGTGCCTTCTGCTATCCTGCAATACTGGATAAACAAAAAAGCTACGGCCATAAAGGGACTCAAGCTGCTGTGCGCTGTCTACAATCATAGACAGAATATACGAACTTATTTTCGATAATCAAAATCTAGTGAAGCGAGCATACTCAGTAAAGTTTCTTACAGAGTATAAAATACTAGGTACAACTCTTTGCGCTCTAAATAATGCCAGCTCATTTTGTTGTGCTATGTAATCGTAAGCACCGGTTAATCTCCACACAACGCTAACGTAGGCATAAAGTCCATCGTCAATTCCTCGAGGATAACCTATCAACTCCCACTGAGAGCTATCAATCTCTATTGCATAGCTAGAATCATTGCCTCTCTTCTGAACAAAGAATCTCTCATCATATCCCATACTGTATGCTGACTCCTTGGGTTCGTATATGTGTGGAGTAGGTTCTATAAACTGCTGCACCTTTACGTTAAAGTCCTTCAACTTTTCGTACTGATATTGTGATTGGTTTGGATATAGTCTTCTCAGCTCACGACCCCATTCAGCTGTCTTCTGTGTGAATAACCTTACTTTAGGGTTTAGTAGCGTTGGATCTCCTACGGAATTAACTTCGTCAGTGTCTACCGGAGGTTTTGGACCTGTGCGTGCAGTTCCCTCTTCCACATAGTATTCGCCGACATACTCAACACCATCCAAGCTATATTCACCTCCTTTTGTATAAAGGTGTGTGCGGACCCTCTTACGAGGTGAAAACCCACTCACATTACCGGATCTGTTTTTCTTTTTAAACTTAATTGCCATATATCAATAAATATTGTTAGGCCTTAAATCTTGCAACAGTACTTACTGAAGTTGTCCAATCTTGTACATTTATTTCGTGCTCAACTGTTGTTATTTGAAAATCAAACTTACTGGCAATTTCAGATGGTATTCTGTCTGAAGATATTGTTTGTCCAAACGCTAAGCCTCCTACACCATCACACGTAAAGCCAAAGTCAAAGGGTAAAGGAACACCTGCACATTTTTCTGTTACATCATCACCTCCGTTTACTTCATCCGCCACGCTGGACACTGCAGCTCCTGTGGTTCCATTATCCACGCAGGCGTACATTTCTTCAAAAATCTCTGACTGGGATTTTTTCTCTGACTTTCCTTGTTGTGGTGTTTCTTCACAATCACAGGGTGGTGGAGTATTGGCCTTTAGTTTGGCCCTATCTCTTATAGAGCCGTCATCAGCTAATCCAAAAGGTTTGAATCCTATTGTATCACACTTTGCTCCTTTTGCGTTTTGCTTTTTTCCATTGGAGTAGAGTGCTTGCGTTTTCATCGCTCCAGTTAGCTGCATGTCGAGTTTTAAATCTCGAATGACTGAATTTCCTGGCTTGGATGGAACTCGATAAGTCTCGACTGCCTTATACTTGCGCAAATCTATTATTGATATTGTAGGAACGTCTACTGGATTAGCGCAGTCTTCAGTAGTGCTGACAATCTCTAGCATGTCTGTAAAATACCCACCACAAGCGTTGCTTACTTTTTTTAAAACGTTTGTTAAGAAGGTGTGAATCTTGTTATCTCCATCCTCGACTGCTTTAAGTTCCTGCATTAGGAATATGCAGTTGAGCATAATACCTCCAAAGTCAAACTCACTCGCATTCCACACACTAGGTGGTGTCCCTCTCCAGATCCAGTTTCCTGCTCCGATTGCAGCTGAGAGTTCGGGTGATCCTGGAATTACACATATCCGAGGATCTCCTGATTCTAGTTTAGGATGTCCTTTTACTAACAAATCTTGACTGGCAACTCGTCCTAAAATGTACTTACCCCCATTCGTTGGTAATGCGTATCTGTTGATAGCTGCTTCCAAGGTTCTCCACGAAATATATCCTTCTGTAGTATCATAGTTGCCTAGTGACCATGCAGATTGAGCAGATCCTCCAGATGCATCTCTATCCTCTCCTTCATAGTTTCCACCAGCTATCACCGGTTGACCGAATCTAGAATCTAAGGAGCTAGCTAGCTTTGACTTATATATAGAAAAGGAGGAGTCTCCTTCAGAAGCGTCTGCATTTACGTCAAAGAAGAACGTATGCAATAAGCTCTTCTTTTCTGTTGCATCCTTACTCTCGCCGTCTTCTCCTTGCACTTTAAACGTACGCGTACAGTCACACTCCTCGTTGTATGTAGCCACCTTTCCACCACCAACAGCCTCAGTTGCGGCAACCATTTCAAAACTACAATCCCAATATCCGTCTGCAGCTAACTTGTAGCTGAAGTTGGTAACCAATCCCTGCATGCCATCGTATATGGCACTACTCCCCGCTGTCTTTTGCATTTGGCAGACAGCCTGAGAATCCGGTAAAGGGCCATCAACTGGGCTTGGTGACTTTGCTCCAGTAGCAGCTACAGACCATCCCCACTGGACTCTTACAGTCATTCCAGGAATGAAGAAGCATTTTTGGAGTTCTACAAGTTGTGCGTCAGTAAACGCTTTTATAGATACTGTACACGTTCTAGTTGTACCCAATTCACCTTGCTTCTTTACTGATACCGAATCCACAACTGGTTGCGGTCTATATCCTTCTTCTCCAGAATAGCTCATTCCAATTGTTCCATTTGTAGCACTATGTAGTATTCCGTACTTGGTACACGCACTACTCATAGACGATACACGAATCCACGGGAAACGCTTTGCAACCCATTCTACTCCTTTTACCGTACTCCTTGCGTTTAATTCGGATCTGACACCATCAGGCACAGCCTTTAGGCTGAATAAATTTCCCATAACTTACTTATTGATTTAATCTTGCATACTCATCTAAAACATCCTGATTATCTATTGGTATTCTTAACAATGTTCCAGGAGCAATAGCGAAACTACCTTTCCCTACTGCGTTTGCTTCTGCTATCAACCACCACATACTAACATCTCCGTAATACTTAAATGCCAGCATCTCAACACGATCTCCTACAGCTGTACGCACATATATGTCCGACTGCTTTCTTGGAATTGGTGGGTAGATTACTGATCGAGTAACTCGTTTTTTGTTTTCACTCAACTTATTTGGAATGTTATCGTATCTCATTGCTTACGTATTGTAATAAGTGTTTGTTCTTGCGTTAAACAGTTTTTGATTGTTTGATGCTAGCACCGCAAAGTCCATAGACACATCTGCCAACATTGGCAGTTTAGCGTTAGTATCCCATGTATACTCTGCCGGATTAAAGTCATACTTTAGAGATGTACACGCACACAGAGTGCCCACTAGTATGTTTCCGATCGTCACTCTAATAAGAGGACCTTCGATATATCCAGCTGAATTAGGAATCCCCACAGTGGTGTACTTAGCTAAGGTCTCGAGTTTCTTAAACAAAGTCTTAGCTGTTTCTCGATTACCCCAAGCAACAGCCTTAAACCCAACGCTGACGCTGCGAGTAATTCCTTTGAAAGCTTTTACCGTATCCTGCCTTCCCACGTAATTATAATCATTCCAAGCTGGACTAAAGCTATCGCTAAGCGATGTGATTAAAGCCTTGAAGCTCACTGAACCATCCTGTGTCATGCTTTGTATTGATAGTGTAATAAAGTCACTTCCATCTCCATCTGGGGTGACTCCAAGAGCTCGTCTCTCCGTCCTTCCCGGCTTTGGTGTATTAGTATTACTATCCCATGTAACGGGCGTTTGTGGTGTTGAGATTACTCTTGCCTCTATTTTACTCTTGAAGTTGTCTGGCCCTAATCCCTGAATCCCATAATTTGAATCTACCTGTCTTGTACCAGCTCTCTCATACCTCATGGAGGTCAGAGTATTTTGAATTAGCGTTTTAGCACGTGCTTGATCTATTTGCTCGCTACTCAGCAACTCCACTAAAGGTGGTAAATTTTGCGCTGGTTGATTGAGTTCAAAGTAATTATCCCCCTGAGCTCTCGTAAGAGATTGGTTGTTAAAGTTTATGTTTTGAAAATCTTCAATTGGTAACACAACCCCACCTTGCTCAAATACTTCATTTGTAAAGTTTATTCGCTGCAAAGTAGCACTTCCATGCTTAATTCGTGGTAGCAATATAGACAATGATCTATCCGCCTGGTACTCGCTTGTTGATAGTACTATGGTACCTTGATTGAAAGTCTCAGTAGCAAAGCTAGGTCTTTGTAATAATGGTGTTTGGATAGCTGGATCTCCTAGCTGTATAGGTTCTTGTGGTACAATAAAGCTTCGTAGCTCTCCTGCATTGTCAATAAATAAACCCTGAAGTAATCTAGTAAGAAGTGGACTTATAGCCTTTATTGGATTAAGTCCTCCTTGATTCTGCTCTCCAATTGGCTGCTCTACTTGAATCACCGACTGATAGTTATCTCGCACCAACGTACCTCCTTGTCTTAGGAAGTTGTTGTTGTCTGAAATAGGCACTCCTATTGTAGCTCTAGAGACGTAAGCTCCGTTAGAGAAAAATGTACCTTGTTGTACTAACACCGTTTCAACTGGTCTGTAGATTGGTGTCAGCGATATGTATTGACCATTCTTGAATCTCGTACCTTGGCGTATAAGAGAGTCAAACTCTGTAGGAGTTACGGTAGTCTCTCCTTGCACAGGATTAATATTAAAAGTAGCTATCTGCACATCACTTTCGTGATTAAATATACCAAACTTAGTTATCGTAATATAATCCGTGTATATGTCAGACAAAAAGAAGTGAGGTAGGTGTCTTGTGGATTGTACTTTATTTGACTGCTTCAATCTATCCTCAAGCTGCATTGTAGACGCGAACCCACTCAAGGGTTTTGGTAGAATAAACGATGCTAATGGTTGAGTGGTGAATGGACTAGGAATGGGTGGTGCATAGTCTGGTCGGCTAGATCTGATTAGTTTGATCATCTCTGCATTTCTCTTTCTAGCATCCTCTACTCTTTTGAGTTCAATCGGTTCTGTTTTTCTAAAATCAACTTGTTGCTTTAGGTCGATACTGCCTTGGTTCAACTTAGACGTAGATTTGATTGGATCATTGTTAGCTCCACCCTGATCAACAGATAGTGGTGGCTTTACTGGAGCCTTACCGTATTCACTGTTTTCCAGTCTTTCGGTTAAACTAATTGCTTTGAATAATTTAGCCATACTATCTTACGTTTGATGAGTTGAGACCCAACTTAATTATCTGTCCAACCTTCTTACCATCCATATTAACTTCACCACCTTTGGATGCAACCGCAATAAGTTGATCCAACTTGTCAGCTATAAGCTGCATCTTATCTTCTTCTTTTCCGCCACCTTCACCTCCACCGAACATGCTTCCTAGTGATGATAGTGCCGGAGCAACAGCTGCTAATCCAACTAGTGCTCCTATTATTGGGAGTGCAGCTAGACCTGCTAATGCCATCATTCCTAAACCACCTCCAATTCCTAAGACGGCTGCACTAACCTCTGACAATCCACCTGCACTTGATGCTAAGGCTGTTAATCCTTCTGCCAGTGCTAATAATCCGCCCATCTCCATTATTGGTTGCATTATTGCTAGCACTGCTGCAAAAGAACCTAAAGCAAAAGATGCTAACATTAATCCTGGGAATGCAAAGAACGAAGAAACAGCTAACGCTCCTAATCCGACTGCTATACCCCCTAATGCCACTGGCAATAGTAGCATACTTTCGATTGGCATTTTTGCTAATTCTGCAAACAGCAAAGACAATCCTGCTGCCGCTATTCCAATACCTACACCCATCATTAAGATGCTAGCTCCGAGTGAGATTGCTAAGCCACTCAAGATTGCAGCACCAATAGCGACTGCTGGATTGGCCATTGCAGATAATCCTGCACCGAGCGCTGACAATCCTGCCCCTGCCGGAATACCTACCAAAGCTATCATCGCTAAGAATGGAATACCTGCAACACCTACTACGGACGCTAATGCAAATGCCATCAAGTTAACTCCGGCCATAGCTAGCATTGGGTTAGCCATTGCTGTCAATCCTCCACCCAGTGCCGATAATCCTGCTCCTGCAGCTATTCCTCCAAAAGCAATAAAAGTTAAGAATGGTATTGCTGCAACCATTAACACTAATCCTGGTACTGCTGCAACAAGGTTGAGAGCTCCAAATAATACTGCAGGAGTTCCCATTGCTGACAATCCGGTTGCAAGTCCGGTAAGACCTGCCGCAGCTCCCGCTCCACTTGCTGCAGAACCCGCTGCACTAGTTGCCGTTGATGCGGCGCTGGCTGCTTGTTGTGCTGATTTTTGGGCAAAACCTAATCGTTCAGTAGTAGCTTTCCATAGCATGTGCGCTTTCTCTGCAGCCCACTGAGCTTTCTCCTTAACCCAAAATCCCATTGCTGCAACGTATCTATTACTTAAAAGGAAGTTTCCTGCTGCAGTTAGTCCGTTTGAGAGTTTTTGCAGAAGACCGAATTGGGACATAAATTGTACAGAAGTCATAAGGAGCATTCCATTTTCCTTAAAGAAACCTGCTGCTGCTCCTCCGTACTGCATCATATACCCCATCGCATTCATACCCATACTCGTACCTTCACCAAAGTACTTATTAGACTCCTCCTGGGCGTCGATTGACTTCTGCAACTCCTCGACAGTCATCCCTGCAGCCTCTGCTAGGGCTTTCTTCTGCATGACGTTCATTTTTTCGAACTCAGCAGAGCCTCCGATATTTTTAAGCACTTCTGCAGTTGATCCAGCAAGATCTCCCGATAAAGCTAACTCTCTAGCTTTGTCTAGGTTTATCTCCTTACCCAACAATACAGATGCCTCCATCTGCTTATTAATGCTATTCTCAAAGTCCAGTAGACCTTCTGCCATCTTTGACGCAGTAGCCACTTCAACCCCCATCTTATGTAACTCAACAACGGACTTTCCAAACTCAACAGCTCCCTTGCTACCATACAAAGCTACTGCTTCTGTATTTTGAGCCATGTCTTTCATTATCTTTCCAGGAGCAATACCTTGCATCTTGGCAAAACTACCCACAGTCTCCATCGCAGCAGCTGCGGTTTCAGAAGTTTCTCCTGGCATCTGGGATAGGGATGCATTTATTTTTGCAGCCTCCTCTCCTGATATTCCAAACGAAGTAGCCATCTTACCTAGCTGACTAACGGTCTCCTTACTCAGAGCGTTGACATTACCATATTCAGATACAATTCCTTGCATCACACCTTTAGTGTCAGAGAGACCCAACCACCAATCCATGCTGGTAATATCCATCTGGTTAAAGGTAGCTTCCATAGCTTGTCCTGCACTGAGCCCCATATGATGCATCTCTTCGAAGGTGCCATGCATCTTTTCAAGATTCTTTACTCCTTCATTGAATAGGAAAAAAGCTAGTGTCTTAGGGTCGTTAGCTATTGCTTGTGCTGTTGCTTTGATCTTATCGAATCCTTTTTTCCAACTTTCCGTCTCCTCTTGGATTTCAAGAAGTGAGTTAGCTATCTCCTCGTTAAGGCTTCGTTCTTCCTCAAGCTTATCGCTTATCTGTTGTCTCTTATGTAGTTGCTTTGCTAGTAGTTGAACTTTGCTATCGTTAACATCTACGATGTCGTTTTCTAGCATGTAGGTTGTAAGGAGTTGTGCATACTCTCCTCTCAAACCAGTTGCAACCATATTGCGCTTTAGTACTAGATCATTTGATGCCTGCAGCTCACTCTCGTATAAAGCTGTAAGATCCTTAGCTACCTGCACATTATCTTTAGCTGTGTAGTTGAGTAGTTGACTACTTCCAGCTAGGTCCTTGTAGACTCTTGCCTGCTTGTCTAATATTTTAGTAGACTCGGCAAGGTTTTCTAAAGCATAGGCTAAGTCCTTGCCAAGCTCTCTAGCGGCAATCTCCGATGCCTTTAGGTTGTCTCTTAGACCTTTCCCTGCATTTGGATCTGTGTTTGGACTTTCTGCCATTTATCTACCTTCTAATGTATCGCTGCGTAGCTAGTGCTTGTAAAAATTTCTTATCGCTCTTCATTAGAGTATAAACTCTATTTTCAAAGTCACCTGGACTCATTCCTGAGTTTTTAGCCATTTGGGCTAACTTTGGATCAGATGCAACGGCCTGCTTAAGATATCCTGCTCTTCTGTCAATAATCCCATGTACGTACTTTTGAGCACCTCTAGCCAACCAATCGAAGAACGTCTCCATTAGCTGTTGATCTTCTGGTGAATGGTCCGATTGCTCTCCATCTCTTATATCTTGAGCTAACTGTTTAAACAGATCGCTATCATGTGCTGCTGCCAGTTGATAGTCCTTTTTCTTACTCGCAGCTGCATCCAGTGCAGTTGCAACCTTATCAACAGCCCATTTAATGTCAGCTTTGTCGTTTTCTTTTAGTATCTTTCGAACGTAAGAACGAACCGCTTCACGCAATCTTTGAACGTCAGACTTCATGCTTTGTTTTTCATATAAATATCTCACAAAAAGAAAGCCAACGCTTAGTTGGCTTGTTTCTATCGTCGTCCTGATTTGGCTTTATTATAAGCAGCTTGTTCTGCTTCATTTTCCTTTTTACGGATATCAGCCAGTTTGAGATAAAAGTATCTTCGAAGATGTGTGGGTAGATTATATAGTTCAGTATACGTCCATCCCATCTTTCCATAATACATAAGATCAAATATTTGATCCTGCAGAATGGGCCTGTACTCAGACCCCAGGCCAAAAAAATCCTACACCAATGGGCATAGCCATCTTTTCTTGTTCATAGTCGCAGTGAG